GAGTGGCGACGCGCCGAGGGTTCCCGGCACGCCGCCCGATCTTCGGACTTGGGCTTAGCGGCGCTTGCCGCCCCGTGACTTGCGCCCTTCTTTGCGACCGAACAGATGCTCGAGCCCGCCCCGCATCTTCTTGTGGCCGCCGCGCTTCCTTCGGCTTGCCTTCTTGCTCATGCCCTTGAGATGACGTTTCCGTCCGCGTTTTGCCATGATGGAACCCTCCTTCCCCGTCGTAATGAACGCCCCGACTATACACCAGGGCGACGGGAGCGCCGCGCAAATTTTTGCGGGCTCAAAGTAAAGCCGAAGGCCCCGGGTGCTTAACGCCCGAGGCCCTCGCCATCACTTGCCCATTTTCCGGGGGACGGCTTACGACGGCGGCTCGCCGCCTCCTGCTGGCAGCGGCGCGGGCGATGCGGTCGACGGCACGGGCTTTGCGGGGTTCGCCATCGACTGCAGTTGCGCGATCCAGCTATCGACGTCGCTCGCCGCTTCGGGATACTGCGACTTCACTTCGCGCAAATTTTCAATCGCTGTCCCGATTGCGACTTTGGGCGGCATCGACCCGCCGCCGGTGCGCATGGCGCCCGCCATCGTCGGCTGCGGCTGACCTCCGGCCGGCGGCAAAACGGGAGGCGGTTTCGGGCCGCCGGGCGCGCCCCCAGCGAGTGCGGCTGCGTATCCTCCGGGCGGTGGTCCCATCTCTTATCCCTCGCTTTTGGCGGCGGCCTTGAGCCGGCGCACGTTGGTTTGCTTCCACTGTGAGTACGGTTCGGTGCCCACGTAGGCCGAGGCTTTGTGCAGGTCCTCGTGGCTAATTTGGCCCGCGATGTAATCCTGCGCGGCGGCCTTTACGAACGCCGAACGCTGCTGGTCGTAGGCTTGCTGCGGCGTGATGCCCATACCACCGGCGGGCGGCAGCATCGGAGCGCCACCCATCGCGGGCGGCGGCGGGCCGGCGCCGGGTGGGCCCGGCGGACCAGGCGGCCCGGCCGGAGGAATGCCCGGGCCCGCGGACGCTCCACCCGCGGCCGGTGCGAGTTTACTGAGCAGAGCCGCGAGCCCGGTGCCGTATCCTGGTGGTCCCATCGTTACCTCACCGCCGCTGCCTGGAAGCGCGAAACGCCGTTGGTCGGCGGGGCCGGGGCTTGCGGCTTCTTCTTGGAGCCCGAACCCTTGGCCGGACCCTTCGCCGAAGCCGCCTGCGAGGCTTGCATCGCCTGCATACGCTTAACGATCAGCCGCCAATCGTCGAGTTGGAACTTCTCATGGAAACTCACCGGGTCGATCAATTTGTTCTTCCACAATTCCATGTATTTGTTCCACATCGACGAGGGGCTCGTCGATAGCGACGAATCCGGTACGATCTCGAACTCGACCTGGCCCTGCAAGTCTTGCCAGGTGTAATTCTGGAAGCGCACCGCCGTCGAGGACGCGGGCGGCACAACGCCTACGACGCGCCCTTCGGGATTGCCGTCCTCGAAGATAGGCGTCCAGGGCGACGCGCCGTCCATATCGTCGAATTTGCGCAAAGGTCGTTCGCCGTTGTCCCACTGCTGAATTAACTGCGTGCGCAGCTTGCCGTAGCGCTTAATGAGTTTTTCAAGGTTGCGCACTTTTTGGCGCAGCGTTGCGCTTGAGGATTCCTGCAGCGAATCCACCGTGGCGAACGCGGTGTTACCAGGTACGTTGCCCGCGCGCACGCTATCGGCAATCCCCGAGACTTCGTTGAAGGCGTCGGAGAGCGCTTTGCCGAGTTCAAAGAATTGCGATGGTAATGTCCGCACGTCGAGTGGCTTCATGGCCTTATCGACTTCCATTTCGGTCGGAATGACAAGGCCCGGCCGCGAGCGCAGTGTGCGCATATCAATGCCCGCGTTCTTATTGACCAAAAACGACGGGTTGCCCGTGAGGTTGAGGTTATCGTAAATCTGACCCAGCAGTCGGTTAATGCCGATATTGAGGTCCTTGAGCGCGAGCGGTTCGCCCTGGCCCCAAAACACGCCGACGTCTTGGTTCTTCCAAATCGCGAACGGGAACCCGTCGATCTGATAGGGGTTGGGAATATCGACCAGGACCACCGGCCCCGCCATAACGACGAGCCGCCCGTTGGGATACTTGGCGCGCACGCCTTCTTCCATGATCGGCTTCTGCTTGGCCTTGTAGACGACGTAGGGCATGGGCGAGCCGTCGACGGGGTTGGGCAGCGTGATTGTGCGGTCGATTTCGAGTTGCGGTAGTCCGTCGTCGCCCAGGTCGTCCTCGGTCTGAATCTGTCCGTCGACACGCTTGGGCCGCATATAATGTTCGGTGCGTTCGTCCCGGAACCAAAACTCGCCGACTTCGATTTGGTCTTGGTCGTCGTTGCGCCCGTGGGGCTGCGAAGGGTCCCGCGCGTTGGTAACATTGATCGGCGTTACGATGCCCGGACCCACGAGTTGCTGATTGTTTTGGCCGTGATCGCCAAAGTAGCTCTGCTGGCCTTCGCGAATGAAATCTCGCTGCTCGTCGGAGAGTACGCGCGAGCCGCGCATCTTCTTGACCGCAAGCGCCTTCTCGGGATAGTTTTCGTAAATCCAGCCCAGCGCCTTCGGTTCGATGTGAATGAAGAAGCGCGCGTCCTCGATCCCGGTCGCCAGCGGATCGACGTACACGCGATACGGTACGACCGGCGAACACGTATGCTCGCCGCGGCCACCAGCGCCGCGCGGGTCGTAGCCGACTTTCATAATGCCCGTGCCCCAAATGAGGCCCCACAGCGTTACGAGCGCGAGTTTGGATTGTAGGTCATTTTCGTCCCAGTCACGGTCGACGAGTTGACCCAAGATTTTGGCGGCATCTTCGGTTCCCGGCACGCGCGGATGCACGGAGTAGCGCGGCTTGTTGTCGACCATGACCGCTTGCATAAAATGGATAAGCGCGCGGATTTTGTTAACGGTGATTTTGGCCTTCCAACGCGCTAAGCCGCGCGGCCACATATCGCCGATGTAGAGTTCCCAGGCAAGGTCAAAGGTCTCGTAGCACTGCCGCCCTTGAATCCCCGAGGAGAGCAGTTGCTGGCAGTAGCGCGCGATTTTGATTTCCGCTTCGGTGCGCGGATCTTGCTTTTCGTCCTCGTCTGGCTCATCGGGCCGAACGTCACCTTTGCCCGTGTGGAACTTGGTCGCTTCAGTCGAGCCGGTCCCGAGCCACTCGGACTCTTTGGTTATGGCCATAGCGCCACGCTATCGCGTCGAACGGTAGCGGCCTGCGTCGGCCATCTGCAAGCCGTTGCGACGCGCGATCTCCTTAGCCTTGCGCACGGACGAGGCTTCGGCGCTGGTCGTCGGCCGATACTCTTTGATCGGCGTGCCGTCGGGCCGTCGGTCGACTTCAATGAAACGGCCGGGCAGGCCGAGGTTGATGCCCCGCGTGCGCGGGTCGTTCCGGTCGCGGCCGACGTTTTCCATATCGTCGATGCGCACGTGGTGCGCGTGCGCAGGTGAGAAGCGCTGCTCTGCGGGGCCGCCGCACTCGGGGCACGCGAACGGCTGCGCGTGCTGGGAAATCGGCCGCACGACTTCGCGCACGCCGCACTCCTTGCAGGCGACGTCGTACAGCGGCACGCGGCTATTGCCCGTAGGCGATGTAGGGAAGCGCCAGCGACGCGAGTGCGAGCCCGGAGAGCGCCTCCGAGGGAATGGTCGGTAAAAAGTAGTTGAAGTTGCCGCCGCCGCTCGGCGCGGCGCCGGTGGTAATCACGGTGAACGTCGTCGCCGAGGCGTATTTGCACGACGAAACCGCGTAGGTGCTCGTCCAGGTGCCCGAGCCGCCGCCGCCGGTAGCCGCGTCGTTGAGTTCGCAAAAGATCGGCGTGTTGGCCGTGAGGCCCGCGAGTCCGGTTACGGTGGCCGAGGTGTTGGTCGCCGTCACGGACGAGACGCCGTAGGTGCCGCCTTGCTGGTACAGTTTGACCGTGGCCACGCCCGCCGATTCGGTTGCGGTGGCGCCCAGCGGCTGCGAAAGTGTGCCGAAGGAAATTTGCGTGATTGAGTTTTGGAACCCGAGTTGGGCCGGCGAAATCGTCCAGCCGCCGGTGACGTAGGTATCGGCCGACCCGAGCACAACGATGCCTTGCACGACCCGGCCGATTGCCGGGGACCCGTAGAACGAGCCCAGGGTCGTGTAGGTCGGGTTGATCGTCGCCGCGGCCGGTGCGGCGGCAAAGACGGCGGCCCACAGGGCCACGAGCGGCAGAAGGCGCTTCATGCCCTCGATAATAGGCCGCTGCAACTGCGCGGCGCGCAAATTTTTGCGCTACCACCAATCCATCTCCCCCGAGAGGTCGTCGCCCTCGTCGCCCTCGTCGTCGACGTATTGCCCGGCGATCGCCTTGCGCGGGCCGTCCCGGAAACGGTCGAAGGTTTCGCCGTCGTCCCCGGCGGCCATGACCGTGACCGCTTGCGGGCTGGCGGCGATCCGGTTGCCCCGGATGCAGGCGGCGCCGATGTAGAGCGCGGCCACGAAATCGTCGTGGCTTCCCTCGCCCTCGGTGTCCTCGCCCGAGACCCCGGCGTATTGCTTGTAGCAGGTCAGCTCCCGGATGCAGCGTTCGTCGGGAACGTCGAGGTCGCCGGTTTCGAGCATATCCTTGAGGTAGCCCACGGCCAGCGGTTTGGTCTTGCCGTTGGATTCCCAGCCAACGTGATGCGAGGGCGGCGTGCCCTTGACCCCGGGCATGAAATACTGAAATTGCGGCGCGTAGAGGTGAAAGTCGTCGATGGTCGAGTTCATGGGCACGCCCTGGCCGTTCCATTCCGCCGCGAGCAGCGGCGGCGACTCGTCTCCGACTTTGAGCCGGCACCACCAGGCCAGGGCCGAGGCGAGCAGCGCGAATTGCACCGGGCGAATGAGGCCGCGCCAGGTAAGGATGACCTTGTTGGGCCCTTCGGAATTGGCCACCATGCCCACGATCGTCGAGTAGTCGCCGCCCTTGGTCGACAAGAGCCCGCCGCCGACGTCGCAGGCCAGCACCATACGGTCGCCAGGAGCCGGATCGTCCCAAACGTGCAGCGGCATATAGTCGTGCTCGTTTGTGTTGCACTCGAAGCGTTGCACGCCGCCGCCCCAGCTCGCACGCGCGTCGCCGGGCGTGAGGAGCGTCGGCCGGCGCACGAGGTCGTACCAGGATTCGTTGCGGTTGGCCTTGCTCGAATCGCCCAAATAGACGTCGCCCCGGAATTTCGGCGGGCGTTTGTTGGCGACCAGACGGGCAAGCGCCGTGCGCGAGAACACGGTGAAGCCAGTCGAGAGGAACGCGGTCTCGAGATCGGAGGGGAATTCTTGGTCGAACAGCTCGGGGTCGTTATTGAACGGTGGGCCTGCGAGCATACCGCGGCGCCAATGTAGTTGCTCGAGTGAAACGCCGAGGCGCGCCTGCAAATTCTTCTCCTGGTCGTCCAGGGTCAAGGCAAAGTTCCGGCGGCCGAAATCGTCGGGCTCGCCGTGATGGTCGACGAACGGCTGCGAGTACGATTTCTTGAGCTTCCACCACGGTACGAACAAGAGGCGAAAGCCGCCGAATTCGCCGCCGTGGCGCCCGCCGCTTTCGGCGGCCATCATGCACTGTTCGTGAAAGAAGTTGCCCTGGCCGCGCGCGGTGGATTCGCCGAAGAACATCGAATGGGCGTCTTTGATGAGGGTCGGATAGAGCGAGGTCATCAGCTCGTCGGCGTTTTTCCAGCGCGCGACTTCAGTAGCGTGGATATTTTGGAAGCCCCAGCCGAGGTATTGGTCGAGCGACATAGCCGTCGCGATAACGATTTTCGAGTCGATTTCGGGGAAGATGAGCGATTCGGTCGGCGGGCGATTGCGGAATTCAGGCGGCAGGGCAAGGCGAAACTCCGGTGGCAGCTCCTTCCAAAAGTCGTGACACATTTGGAGAATGTTGCGCGCGGGCTTATTTTCGTTGGCCAGAATGAGCGACTGCGTGCCCGGCGTGAACATCGTATCGTGGAAGATATTGGCTTCGCAGCCGGTGGACATTCCGGCCCGGCGGGCTTTACAGATCCACAGTCGCACGGGGCGGCGGCGGGCGCGAAACCAATCTATTTCGCTTTGCAGTTCGACTTGCGCCTCGTTGAAGCGCAGGGGCACCATCTTACGGGCGGCGAGGTCCCGGACTTTGAGGAGGTTCTCGATCGCAAAGCGCGGGTCGCTCTTGTAGCGTCGCAGGCGCTCGAAAGCGGCCTCGCGCGTTGCGTCGATCATCGCTTACTCGGGGTGGGAATCGTCCATCGCGCCGACGCCGGCCTCGGCTGCTTGCGCGAGCGCCGCGATGCGGTTGGTTCGCGTTTCGCTAATCGTTGCGTCTTTGGTCGAGAGGTCGAGCTGCTCGTCAAGGAGCGAGAGCGCTTTCTGTGCGATCTGCGAGCCCTGTTCCGAGATTTGCGTTATGGTGGGAACGGCCTTGAGAGCCGGGGTTGCTTCCATCGTTGTCGTCCTTTTCAAAGAGATTAATTTCGCCGATTTGTACGGCCACGGCGACGAGTTGCGCGCGTGAAAGTGCGCCGGTGCGGGACAGGAGGTTTTGCAGCACGCGGTTCTGCTGCCAATAGGATACGTGAGCCGGGTCCGGTAAGAGCGCCGCGTCGGCTTCGATGAAGCGAACGATTTCGGAGAGCCGATAGCCGCGCGCGACGCCCATGAGCAGGACTCGTTCTACTGCCGATAGCGGCGGGGTGAAACTGAGGTGCCACAGTCCGCACGTGCAGCGGGTCGTGGCCAAGAGGACGCCCATCGTTGTGCGTTGGGTTTGCCGGCGAAGCGCTTCGCAGGCGTTCCGATTCGAACGTGAGAGGCGTTCGCAGGGAATCACGTGCGTTCGACGATCCGCTCGGCTTCGCCGGGCTCGTGGTTGCGGCCGGCCATTTGCTTCACGAGCTCGGCGAAGCTGCCGGTTAGGTTGAGGTTCTTACTTTCGGTGGGCGCGATCCAGCCGGGCATCATCTTGGCGAGCAAGGACGCCGACGTCGCTCGCGCGTTGGGCGTGGGCGCGTTGAGCGCGTCGTAGGTCAGGGTGGCGAGCACCGCTTCGCGTTTGCTTTCGGGCAGGTGATAGCCCTCGGCCATCATTTCCTCGATCGTGGGGAGCCGCTCGCGCTGGCGAATCGCCTTGACTTCGGCGGCCGTAGGCGCTTCGTAGCCCGCGGCACGCCGAAATGCTTCGGTGAAACTGTGTGTTTCTGCGAACGCCACTGCAAAGCGTTTATCGAATCCGGCTCGGAATCCCAGGGAAGCGGTTGCGTTGGAATCCTCGTCGGCGATCGTTTCGATGGCTTGTGTGACGCCGCGTTCGGTGCTCGCCTGGGCGGCGGCCTTTTCGATCAACTTTTTTCGCTCCGCGGCGAACATTAGGGCGCGTATGGCCCGCGGGTTTCGGCCATCGGCGCATCGGCCACGCCGGGCCGTTCGCCGTCGATGGTCGCGCCGACGTAGGCTTCATCCGCCGACGGCGGCGGTGGGTCGTACCCGGGAAGGAAGTCGGCCCCGGTTTTGGCTTGCCCGTGGAAAGTTCGGCTCGCTTCGGCGGCGGCGCGTAGTTCGGCGTCGCTATACGGATTGGGCGGTTCGGTTCCGAGTAGTCTGCGTTGCTGCGCCGCAACTGCGTCGACGACCTTATCCTCGGCGTATTGCTTGGCCGTGGCCGCCTGCTGGTAGGCAATGGTCTGCACGAGCAGCATCATAACCCGTGCGAACACGTAGAGCATAAGCCCGATGACGACCAAGGTGAGTAGGCAGCACGCGGCGACCGCGCAGCTTTCAAGAAACTGCGTCACGCGGCGTCGTAGGCCTGAACGATCTTTTGCGTGAGGTCTTGCGGCGCGCTCGGACCGACGAGGTTGATGGAGATACCTTCGAGATTGGCGATTCCGGTCTTGACCGCTCGCAGAATCCAGCGCACGCACTGCGGGGCCGTTCCGCCTTTGAGCAAGACGATTGCCCCCTTCCCGGTCTCTTTCTGCACGATGTCGTAGACCGCCGTTCCGGGCTCGATCTCGGCGTCGTCTTGGTCCGCTTGGATGATCTGTTGTACCGCGATGCAGGTCAGCGGCGCGAGTTCGACGATCGACGTATCGCACAAACCGATGAACGGGTGCTCGTTGCCGAATTGCGGATCTTCGGCCACCGCTTGCGCGACGTAGGGAGCCATCTGCGCGATGGGGTAAATGGGCTGGACTTCGGGTGCCGTGCTGCCGTCCTTGGCCGATTGGACGACCTGGAAGGTCGGCTCTGGGGGGATAACGCTCATGGTTGCTCCTTTACCCGTTGCAAAGTTCGGTGAGGGTGATGTTTTCGAGTCCGTCGCCCGTAAACGAGTACGTCACGCTGCCCAGGGGCGGCAGGGTCACGGTGAGAATCGGCAGTTCGCCCAGCACCACGCCGTTGACCGAGGTCTGCGTAATGGTCGCGGGATGCGGGCTCGTCGACGGGTAGGCGTACACTTGGCACGTGTACGGACTCAGATTGAAGAACGGCACCGTGCCGCTCATGCTTGCGTTAATGACCGCCGAACCGGTCGGTTGGGCTTGATTGAACGGGAACGCGCCGCGGTTGGCGGCGATCGTGGGCACGAGTTGCTGCTGGCCCGCTTGCGGTACGGGTCCGTTGGAAATGACCGCCGGTGGGAAATTAACGATTGTGGTGGTCGGCACGAACGTGCCCGTGCCAGCGTTCCCAAAATCGTTTGCGATCATGGAGTAGTCGGTGGGCGCTGCGGTAGGCACGGGGAAATTGGCGCCGAAGGCGCAGCCCACGCCCATCTTATTGCCCACGATTTGCATAGCGCGCCCGGTCGCTTTGGAGTAATCCCCCAAAGGCGCATCGACGTTGAGGCACGCGCCGTTGCTCGAGTTGAGTTGCTCGTTCGAAAGGGCCAGGCCACGCGCGTCGTTTGTCATGCGCACGGCGGCGCCGTAGGTCATCTGCCCGACGTAGCAATAGATCGGCGACGTCGAGCCGATACTTGCAAGGGCGTTGGTCAACTGCACCGGCGCCGTTCCGCACGGCGAGGAAACGCCCGGGGTCTGATACGGGTAGGGACTCGTACCGAGGCCGTAACCCGTCGTGGTCGGCTGGGGCATCGGTACGACGTTGCCGCTGGTGTACACAACGTAGGAATCCAGATTTTCCGCAACGGTCGGCACCGATAGGTTGAGCGGTCCGGGCGAAATGCCGTTCACGAAATTCTGCACGATCGGATGACTGAGCAGGTGGTTATTGAGGAACACGCCGGTCACGTGCGTTGCATCGGGTACGGCCGTTATTTCGACGTTTTCTTGCACGCCGCTTGCGACTGTATCGGCTAAGAGGTTGCCTAGGGGCACCATGCCCAGGGAAGAGTTGACCAGCACCGTTTGCGGCGACGCTGAGCCCGTTACGTTCTGCGTTATCTTGCCGAGCACGTTGCCGTATTCGAGTTGCTCGAGCAGGCCTGTATTGGCGCCGGCGGTATACGTCCAGCCGACTTGCCAGGGCGGCGCCGGATTCTGAATCACCGTTGCGCCGCCGGGGTGCGTATCGTTGAGGTTCGCGGTAAAGAAGTAGTTCGTGCAGCCGCTTCCGCAATTTTGGTTGTAGACCGAAATGATCGGCACGGTTTCGGGGGTCGTGCCCGAGATTGTGACGTTGACGCCGATGTCCATTGCCGTATTATCCACGACTTGAACCGGCACGGCGAAGCCGGGCGACACGCCCGAAACTGTCGTGGTCGAAATGTAGGCGGCGTTGCCCGAAAGTGACGAGTTGCACGAAGGCGTGACTTGTTCCATCGCGTGCCGCGGATTATCGAACGGAGCGAATTCGTAGACGTTGCAGCGGAACGCGGTCCACGGGCCGCCGGGGTCGCTTGCCGCAGCAATGAGTTTGACTTGATACGCCGAGGCGTCGCAGGTTCCGCACGAGCCGAAGCCGCCCGGGGAAATCGTTGCGGTCGTTGCGGGAAGATTGAGTTGCGGGTTCATAATATAGGCAACGCTGCTGCCCTGGTCGCGCGTATTGGAGCCGGCGATCAGCCCACCACCGTCGATTCCTAAGCGCGCTTGCCCGACCCCACCCTTGTAGAAGCCGCCGTCGAGGCCCACGCAATTTCCCCAGGCGGTTATCCACTTACCGTTAATAATTTGCAAATGCTGCGAGGCGGGAATCCCGCTTGAGTAATTCGGTACGGCCATGAAGGTGTAGCAACCCATCGTAAAACCGTCGACCAAAGGGTTCGTCCAGGTCTCGTCGCCGACCAGGCACTGCCAATCGCAGAACATGAAGGCGCCCCAGGTGCCGCCTTCCATATCGACCGTATCGTAATTGCCCAGCGTTGTGTTATCGTTTTGCAGCGTGCGCGGGGCGTTGAGGTCGCTATAGTCGGCGAAAATGCCTTGGAACACACTTGCGGTTCCGCTGCCCGTGGACCGCCCGCCTTTCCACGAAAGATTCTTGATGATGCGCGTGCCCTGCGCGCCGTGGTAGGCGATACCCTCGGGGCACTCCCAATAGCCTCCGCCGCCGGCGGTTCCTTTACCCGGGCCCGTAATCGACACAAAGGACGAGTAGCCAAGATCGAGGCACGTTGCAAAGCCTTTGATCACGACGTCGTCGAGGTAGAGCGAGCCGATGTTTTGCAGACTTATCGCCGCGGGGTTCACCCCGCAGGTTGAAGCGTTCGTGCAGCTGGCCACGGGCACCGAGCCGTTGGGCGCGACCAGCATCACGCCCGAAAGCGAGAAGCCGTTGACGGCGTTGGCCGTCGACGGCGAACTCGGGCACGCCACGGGTATCGGCAAGTTCGGAATGTAGCCCGGCGTTTGGTTAGTAGGCGCCCCCACGAACCCCGAGGTCGGGCACGAATCGAACAGGTTGGAGTTGGGATCCATTTGCGCGATTGTGGTCTGTTGCGAGCCCGAGCCGATGAAGGTCAGGCACGCGCCGTTGGTTACGCTCGAGCAGAGCAGGGTAAGATCGTGCGGCGTGGCCGCCGAGCCGACGATGAAGTAGCCGGGCGGCAAGGTCAGACAGCCGCCGTAGACCGACGCGCCGCTGCCCGGCACGCCCGGGGCAATGTTGGTTTCGAACAGACTGAGTATGTATTGGAATCCGGCGGTGGAATCGGTCTGACCTGTGGGATCGAGCGTATGCCCTGCGCTTGAAAAGGCCATCACGTTCGGGCACGCGCCGCCGGTAAAGGGTGAAGGCGTCGGCACGGAAATCTGCGCGTAGTAGTTGATATTTTGCAGGATGCCGCCTTGGACGTTATGCGCTTCTTGCGCTGAGACAGCGTAGCCGTTATTGGGCGCTTCGAGCGCGGTTGCCAAGAGTTCGTGGCCCGCGTCGTTGAGCGTATACGGCGAGGCTAGGCACGTCGAGCCGCACTGCGCGGTGGAGTCGTAGTCGGTTGCAAGGTTCGTGCCCAAATGCGTCGCGACGCGCGCCACGGCGGCGTTATACGCAAAGACGTTGAGCGCGACCCCGGTCGTGGCCACGTCGTTATACGGCAAGGTCGCAAGGGTGATATGGTCGGCCGGCACCTGCACGTTTGTCTCGAGGTATGTAACGACGATCGTATAGTCGGCTTCGAATTGCGGCACGTTGAGTTGCGGGTCCGCGAGTGCGCCGACCGTTGCATCAATTGTGCCGTAGGAGAGGTAGTACCAGGTCGACTTCGGATACTGCGCTTGCGCTGGCGGCAGGTACGTTTTATAAATCGCGATGCCCGAGTAGATCGAATTGCACGGCGAGGCGCTGGTCGTGGTTTTTTGCATACACGTGTTAGCGGTACCGTAATTGATTTCTTTGGAATTATAGAAGCGCGTGAGCAGGTCTAGCGCGCAGGTGCCGGTTTCCGTGGACGGCGTGCAGCCGCCGCTTGCGCCTGCGCCCGAGATCGTGCCGTCGCCGAAGCCCACGACGTAGGCGCTTGGCCCCGGACTTGGCGCGACGTAGGCGCCGATACCGCCGGCGCCGCCGGGAACAGGCGTCCAGGTTCCGCCGGGGTTGCCCGGGTTAAAATTCGGCTGGGCGTTCCCGCTCGCGACGCACACGGCGAGCGCGACGATAGCCAGCAGCACGCCGAGCGCGATGCGAGTTCGTTTCATCGGTGCGTGCGGCGCTTATGGCGCGCGTTGCGGCGTTTCTTGCCGCGTGCGCCGCGGCGTTTGACCGACAGGACGACTGCGATCCGCTGGCGATCCGCGCGCCGCTTGCCGAATTTTTTTTTGGTGCGCCGGTAGGTCTTGCCCGTCCCGAATTCGTGGAACAGGGTGCGCGTGGGCGACTTTGGGTCAAGCGGCATCGGCGGCCTCGGCTTTGCGCTTGGCGGCGGCCTTCTCTTTGCGCTCGAGGGTTTTGGGCAGGGCCGCGGCGGCGACGGTGAGTTTGTGGCGCGCGAGCACCTTGAAGTCCTCGCGGTCGGCCTCGGCGCGCGTGAAGGTAACGTCGATGCGCACGTGGCGCCACTTTTCGTATCCCTCGCGGCCCTTCCAATTCCAACTCACCGTGAGCACCGCGAGCAGGTCGGGGTCGAAGTCGCAGCGGGCGCTGGGCACAAGCCAGCTTACGGTCAGTTCGTAGCCGAGCGGCGGCAGGAGCATTTCGGTGCCGAGCGGCCGTCCGGGGTGCGAGAGGATGCGGTCGACGACGTTCACGGCCCGGCCCGCGCGGCAAGCCTGGTAAAAAACTCCTGGCGCTTCATGCGTAGACCACGCGCGCGAGGCGGGGCTCGCGGCACGGGCAGCCGGCGCGCATACACTCTCCGGCTTCGAGGCGCGCTCCGCCTGGGCCGTCCTTGGACGGGCGCTCGTTGTGCAGAAACAACAAGTCGCCGCACTCGCAGCGCCGGTCGAGCTCGCTCATGCCCCCGCCTTGGGCCAATGCCAGGTGCCCTTGGCGCCGGCGGCGTTGTAGGCCGCCGATGGGCAGAACCCGCTGCCCCACACGACTTCGCGACCGCTCGTTGGGTCGCGGGTTGCAGGCACCCCTTGGAGCGCGTGCGCTCCTTTGCCGAGATCCTCGGACTCGTCCAGGAGCACCTTGAGTTTGCAGGCGCCGTCGGGCAGCGGTCCCAGGCGGACCACGAACGCGGCGCGCACCTGCCCGTCGGGCAGTACGTACTCGACCAGGGCTCCGGGAAAAGGCGGCTTCGGCGCGATCGCCGGCGCGGGCGGTGAAGCGGGCGGCTCGTTCACGCGCCGGACCTAGTACGCGAGCGCTAGGAATTCCTGCGCACGTTTTTACTTGACGTGCGCGCGTTGCCGGGCGTAGGATGCACAGACCGCCCCCAAAAGGCAAAGGAAAGGGTTCGGTTTCCCGAACCCCTCCAAACGCTTCCGACGGCGTAACCCCCAAAAACCCAAGCCCCTACCCAAGAAGCCGAGGTATTCAGTTGTCGTGACACATACTACCCTAGCCTCCGCCAAGTGTCAACTGCGGTGCCGCGAGCGCAAGATGCGCGGCTGGCCCGACGACTCAAAGGCGACCCGCGCCGGCCGGAAGATTTTTCTGACCGAGGCCGGGCTCGCGTTCCTCGAAGCGCGGCGCCGAGGAAAAGCGCCTGCGGGAAAGCGGCTCCCGAAGCCGTACCGCCGCCGTGGCTGAGAGCGCCGACCGTCCCTTGGACGAGCCCGGGCGCCCCTATTGCGCCATTCACGGCTCGCTCTGCTTTTTCGATTCGAAGCCCTACGCCGACGGGCACACGCCCCTCCACAGCGTGATCACCTATTGGCAATGGCTAGGGCGGCCCTCGCAGGCTAAGCGACTGTGAGTCGCACGGCAGCCGGACCAGCCGTCGGACGCTGGCGCGGGATGACCAGCTTCGAGATCATCCGCAAGAACGACCCGCGCTGGTTCGCTACCCAGCCGACAAAGCCCAAACGTCTGCCGTGCCGTTCGTGCGTTTACGAGGGCCAGCGTGTTCGAATGCGCATCTGGCACGAGCATGGCGTATTCTGTTGGCGCTGCCCTTGCTGCGGATTTTCCGTGCCGACCCAGCCCATGTCGTAGCCTCACCCCGCTCAACCATCGGGACGCGAGGCCCCGTCAAGCTCGCACAACTCCCGGCGTCAGCTGCAATAGCCAACCGCAAACGATCCTACGGGACGGACGCAGCACAACCGGGCGGGCCGCCAAGGCCGTCGCTGAGCAACCGCCGTTACGAGCGCACAGCACTAGTCCTAGCCAAAGGCGTGCCCAAAAGTTATCCACAGGTCACTGTCCATAACCTGTGCATAACCCTCGCGCGCACGCAAGATTACCGTAGGCCGTAGTCTTAAAACTATCCTTTGGGCGGCCACGAAGCGAAGCGTAGTGGCGCCTGACGCTCGCAACGAAGGGAGGTCAAGCCATGCCAACCACAACCGAGTGCCCCGAGTGCGCGCTCGAATCTACGCTCAAAGGCGGCGACCTCACCTTCACCGGAACCGGACGCGGCCGATTCTGCGAACAACACGCCCCGAAAACCTACGCCGACCGACACAACAACGATCGGCCAACCATCGACGAAACGAACGGCACCGTGTTCGGCAGCGCCAGCCCCTTCAACGCCGATTTCGGCATCTACGGCCATTTCGCAAACGAGCAGCAAGCCCGCGAACGAGCCGAGCAAGCTAAAGCCGACGCCGCCGGCGAACGACGAGCCACCGACGAACACGAACACCGAGAACGATCTAAGGACCCATTTAACGACGAATTTTGGAATACGTTCCGCAACTTCTACCGCGACGCCGGCTACGGCAGTCGCCCGCCGCCGAACGCTCCACGTGAAACATCGCCCAACTTCGCCTGGATCTCCCAAGCCTTCAACAGCCTGCCGCAAGAACAGCACCAAAAACTCTACCGAGCACTCGCAAGCGTCCTCCACCCCGACGCCGGTGGCTCGCACGAAGCCTTCGTCGCACTCGCCAACGAAAAGGACCGACGAGGACTCTAGCCCAACAAAAGCGACGGAAACCGCTCGCGCTGTACCCCGCGGCGGTTTCTCTTTTGAGCAACTTCGCAACTCGACCAAAAAATTTGCAAGAGGCGCCCGGCAGTGGGTCAAACGCCCACGCCGCCTCTGCCGCGGGTGAGCGGGTAGGCCAGCGCGACCCGCGCCGACCGCCGGCGCCCGCGACGCCCCCGCCAGCGCAGCGCGGCGGAGCCGCACACGCACGCCACGCCGGCGACGCGCCTAGGGGCACCGGGCCACTCGCGCGCTCGCGCCCGTCTCTGGCCAAGCCGCGCAGGGCGGGCGTTCTAATGCCGGGCGCGTGGTCGAGCCGTTGACCAGCGCGGCCGGATGCCGCTGGTTGACGGAGGCGTTGCCGTTGCTGGGGCGAGTATGCCGCGCCGCTGCGGCTTCGCCTCCGGGCGACGTGGCCTTCGGCAGAGAGGAGGTTTGATGGCCTCCGGCCCCGTAGGGCGTGTGTTGTCGCGCACGGCGTGTTCGTGCGGCTCGCGAGGCCGTGGCTGAGCGCCGCTCGCTGCTCTGATCCGGCGGGGTACAGCGCGACGCTTGCCGGACATAACGGGGCGCGCTTCGGCCGAGGCGTGGCCCCGTTGCCTTTTGTAAAGAAACCTTTACGGTGCGGGGCTTGTGCGGGTTGGCGCAGCGTGTGACAATGGGTGGTATCTCTTTCCGACGGAGGAACCCATGAGCAAAGCAGATTCCGGCTACAGCGAACAGCCCGTCCCTGTGAAGTCCGCCGCCATCGCGCAGGTTGACGGAACCCTCCTCATCAGCAAGGCCGCACGTAAACGTATCCTGACCCGCATCCGCGACTTCGGCGGCTCCGGCGGACGGCTCATCTTTGACGAGTTCGGCCGCGGCGGCACCTATTATTCCGACGATGCTCGCCCGGCGCTGGATAGCACGGACATCGTGGTTCGCCCGCGAGCGGATTGCACGGCCGAGGAAGTCCTCGACGCTGCCCTAACCGTGCGCGAGCCCGAGTTCGGGATGGACCCGCGATGACGATGAGCGCCGACCTGTTCTCCGCTGCCGCGGAGCGCCTGGCCCTCGAGACGGGCCTCCCCGTGTCCCAGGCCGCGCTCCGGGTGCGATCGCTCGACGCCGAGCCGCCTGCCGACCTGTTCGCGCCGGCGGGGCTTTCGTGCCTCTGCGGCGCGCCGTTGCGCCGCGCGAGCGATGCGTGCCCGGCGAGGTGCGGGCGATGACCCTGACCGAACGCGACGGGCGCTTTTGGTTTATGGGCCGCAGCATCCCGCTTTCGCTGGCATACGAATCGACCGACGGCGCGCCGCTAAGCGAGGCGCAAGTCTCGGCGATCTTGCACTGTGGCCCCGGCTTCGCCCGGCCCAAGGTGCGCACCGTGACGTTCGCGAGCCGGGAGGCGGCCTTGTCCGCTGCCGCGGCCGCTGCCCCGAGCGCCGCCGAGAAACTGACCGCCTTTGCGCTTGGGGCCGACGTGAACCCCGGACTAGCGCGCGACCTGTAGCCAAACGCTGCCCCGAGGGCCGCTCCTGCGCTGGGGCGACCTTTGGGAGAGCGCTTCGCTCTAACCTTTCCAACGGAGGACAAACGATGCAAGCAATTCAGACGCGGTACTACGGCCGCCCCGGCAACGTGCGCGGCGCGCGCATTAAGGCGACTGTTGCCGCTGGGTCGATTACGGTTCCTTACGATCAGGCGCTCGCCGTAGCGGCCAACCACGCCGCCGCGGCGAAGGCGCTGCGCGATAAACTCGGCTGGGACGAGCGGGCGATGATTGGCGGCTCGCTGCCGGACGGCAGCTACGCCTTTGTGTTCGTGCACCGGGACGCCATCGTCCCCTACGGCTCTAGCGTCGGCGGCGAGCGAAACTTGGAGTTGCGCTGATGCGCCGCGCCACCGACGGCCGCTCGCTGCGCCAGACACCGAAACGACCACTGCTCGAAAGGGGGACCTAATGCCCAACGACGGCTTCCTCGGCGGCCACATCGCCGAAACCAAGGACGTGAGGCTGAACGCGACCGCGATCACGCGCGAGGTGGCGGACCCGTTCATCGCCGTAACCATCGGCGGAATCTCGTTTTACCTGACCCCCGTGCAAGCCGAGGAGCTGGCCAGCAAACTCTGCGCGGCGAACTGCCGGATATTCGACCACCTCTGCAGTACGCGCGACGCGCTCGCGGAGGTGCCGGAATGAGCGACAAACCGAGCCGGGCCGAACTGCTGCACGAGCGCGAGGTGGACGCCGCACGCGAATCGAGCCGCGAGGAGGCGCGCCAGGAAATCGCCGAGTTTGCCTGCGACGACGTCGCCTGCGCGTGCCCGTGCCACCGGGGGCAGCGATGAAGCGCAGATGCCCGGAGTGCGGATGGGAGGCCGACCTGTACGGACACCCGCGCTGGTGCCCGCGGCGCACGCCCTGGTGTTTTCGCTTCCCCTGGGCCGCCGTGCTCGGCCTCGCAGCCATCGCGGCGATCTGCGTGCTCGGAGCGTGGAACCTATGAGCCGCGAGTACGCCAACGACCCCGACCGCTACCGGGATTTCCCCCTGCCCGGCGACGACGCCGAACCCTACGAGGAGGACGTTCCGGCCCACGCCTTCTATGTGCTGGGCCGCGCGACGCCGACCGTCGCCTTCCGCGCCTACGACGCCCGCCCGACGCTCGAGACGGCCCTTGAGGCAGAGTGCGAGGTCGCCGCC